GGCGCTGTCGAAAGCGATCAGGTCGGTGCTTGCGCGAGCCTCGATAAGAATCGGGTTGGTCCCACTCACGCACCATGACGGCGTATATGCCCCAAGCGTGACGCGATTCGATGCGGTCGCATTGGTGTTTTGAAGCACCATGTTCGCGTTGGACCACGCTCCGCATTTACCAAGCAGCACCGAGTCCCCCGCAGCAGCCGAATTGAACCGCGTGCGCGCTGCACTCGAAGTGCGGCACGGGCTGGCAGGGTTCGTGCACGGCGTATTGGCGTCGTTCCCAATGTTGGCGGCGCAAAGAGGGTCAGCACCCGTCGCGCAGTCGAGGTAGTAGTACGTCGCTGCGTCCGCCTGAGTGGTCCAACAGCAAAGCAGGAATAGAACGAGGAACAGGCGCTTCATGTGATCGTCGCCGCGCGTTGTGCGGACTGTTCGCTCTCGCCTACTGCGTTCTCAGCCGTCATCACGAAGTAACGCGGGGAACCAGCTCCAGCAGTGAAGGTGTGCGAGGTTGCGCCAGCAGACGCGGTGACCTTCGTCCCAGACAGGCCCGCTCCGTTGGTGGTGCTGTGGTAGATGGCCGGTGTCAGGGTTGAGGTTGAGACCGAGGTAACTCCGTCAGCCAAGTCGACAGTCGTGTCTCCAGCCGCCGCATAGATCCAAGTGATCGTCACCCCACCGCTACCGTTGGCAGTGATTTGCTGGATGACCGGTGCGTAAGGAAGAGCGCCGGCAGCAGGCGGCGCGGGAGCGGAACCAGCGGCGGGAAGCCCCCTTCGGACCGCAAACCCGGTCAGGGTCATGAAGGGGGCTGAAACCCTCATGGCGTCGCCGGGGTCATGTAGATCGTGCCGCGCCCATTCACACAAGAAGAGTTCGCGGTACGAACGATGGTGATGACATCATCAATGGCAACCGTGTTGGCCGCCGTGATGGTCTGGCTTTGCGGGGTCGAGCTGACCGAATTGCTAGTCGCAGTTACCGCTACGCCATTGATGCGGACCTGGTAGGTCGCAGTGCCGCTGTCGCAGACCGTCCGACACTTCACCAGAGAGCCAGCCGCCGCAGAGAACGGGAGCACGACCTGGGTGTCATCCGCGCCAGTCGGGAACAGGAACGGGATGCCGATATCCCGAATGGGGATCGTGTCGCCCTGAACGTAGCGAGTCGAACCGTCCCAATAGAACGACAGCAAGACCCGTGAATTCGCCGGCAGCGTGAAGGTCGTGATTGTCGTCTGTCGACCGATCGAATAGCTGCTCGGGATCGTCCAGACCCGCGCACTCGAGTCGGTGTTCACGCACCACTGAGCATAAAACTGACCAGCCGAAGGTGATCCGGTTTCGGTCAGCGTCGTATTCGCGTTGTTCGATGCCGTTGCAAGAGGAATTGCAGCGTTAATGACACCAGCGTTGGCGGTGATGGTCGTTGTGACAGGCGTGTTCAGCGTCGCGCCAGAGACCGTAGTGATGCCGGTCAGCGTCGCGCCACTGACTGTCGGAGACGTGCCAAAGACCAACGCTCCGGAACCAGTCTCACCGGTAACCGCCGCAGCCAAGTTGGCACTCGAAGGCGTAGCAAGGAAAGTGGCGACGCCAGTTCCCAGACCAGACACACCAGTCGAGATCGGAAGGCCCGTACCGTTTGCAAGAGTGATCGTCGGGGCGGTCCCCTTGACGTAGGAGCCGGTGCCAGTGACCGCAACGCCTTGAATGGTTGTGGCGTTCGTCCACTCTGCCGCCTGACCAGATGTCGGCGTGCCGGTGTTCGAAACGTTGCCTCCACCGCCACCAGCAGGAGCCGCCCAAGTGCCGTCAGCACGCAGATAGTTGGTCGTACCACCACCAGAAGCCGGCGCTAGACCCTTCGCGCCACTGGTGAACGTATCGAGGATCGCCGTGACCTGAGTTCCGGTCGCATTCGTCGGGGCCGCAGAACCGCCCGTGACGTTGGCCTTGATCGTCGTGGCGGGCATTGCCGCCAGGTTCAGCGTGATGTTGCCGGCAGTCGTTACAGGCGAACCAGAAACCGACAGATCAGTCGAGGAAACACCAACGCTCGTGACGGTGCCAGAGCCGCCGCCACCACTGCCACCACCTTGGAACCAGTAGTTCCCGTCGCCCTTGGACTTGAATACGATGGCCGAGCCAGCGGAAACAGCGACTGCACCGTTTACAGCGGTCGTGCCAATCGAGAACCCGACAGGCGGATAGACATTGAGTGAATTCGCCCCGTTATTGACGACGAAGATTGCGTCGCCACGCATCCCCAAGCCGGTCTGCGTGTTGTACGGGAGGATCGCCCCTGTAGACGCCGCGACGGTCGTGAACTCGATGACGGCGGCCGTGATAGCGAACGCCGTTCCTTGGGAATTGCCGGTGGCGGTCTGACCCAGGAGCGGTTGCCCGCCATTGATGGCTACAGCTTGGGCGGCACCAAAGCCGACCCCCATCATGTCCCGGGAAAATCCCGACATGGCCCATCCTTAGAAAAAGACCCCCGAAGGGGTCAGATCAAGCAGAAAGCAGAGCCCAGTAGCTGCCAGTCCCTTTGCCGATGAACAGCGCTGTCTTGTTCGCAGGGACAGACAGCGCGGTGTTCGCCGCTGCCGTACCGATGGAGCCACCGGTCGGCGGGTAGACAGCTAAAGCATTCGCGCCGTTGTTGATGACAAAGAACGTGTCACCAACAAGCGGTGCGATGCCGCTCGTGGTCGAGGGAAGGAGAGCGCCAGTCGAGGCGGCGACGGTGGTGAACTCGGTCAGCTCGGCGTTCAGGGGGAACGCGGTGCCCTGGGTCGAGCCCGTGGCCGTTTGGGCCAACAGACTCGTACCAGTCAACGCGTTCGCCTGCCCGGCCGAGAAGCCGGCACCCATCATGTTGCGGGTGTTGCCGAACATGATTAGACCGACGCCTTCGAGAACCAGCCCTGGTCACCCGCCACCATGTTGGTGGCGGGTGAGGTGTACGCACCACCCGAGGCCGTAGCCAGGAAGGTGGTTGCGTTCACCGTGCAGACCGCCGTCGATGCGGTGATGGAGGCGTTGGCTTGCGCGTAGACGTACAGCTTACCGTCGTTGCCGAAGACCTGTTGACCCAGGCGGGCGCCAGGCTTCAGGTTGCCCGCAGCAAGATCGGTCGCAAGAACGATCGTCTTGAGGTCCGCGCCCAGGACAGGGGAAGCGGTAAAGGGAGTTGCCATTTCAGTTTCTCCTGTTTAAGCGCCGAGGACGCCTTGGAACTGCGGGCCCGAGCTGGTCAGGTTGCCGGCCCAGCCGATGAGCTTGACGATCGCGTCTTGGTTGACCGACTGACGCTCGCCACCGATCGGCACCATGTTTCGCGCCGAGTGCGGGCGGAAGAAGATGTACTTCGTGTTCAGGAAGTACATGCGGTTGGTGGTGATCGCACCGCCAATGCCGCCGTCCAGAACCACATCGGTTGCCTTGCCTGCGCCGAAGTACTTCAGCGAGGTGAAGCCGGCCGCAGCCATCTTCTCGTCCGTGACGCGCTGGATCGCTTGCAGCGATTCCATGTACAGGCGGTAGTAGTTGTTGTCCGCGCTGATGAGGTCGGGAGCGTCCGTGCCGCGGATCAGCTGGACAGCCAGACGGTTCATGTACGTCTGGATGTTTGCCGAGGTCGCAGGTGCGCCGCCGTCCGTCGCTGCGGAGAATGCCTTGTTGCGCCAGAAGGTGTAGTTGACGCGAGAGATGCCGCCGTAGGTGCCGACAGTCGGGGTCGTGGACACGGCGGTCGAGAGACCCGTGATGTCCTTGCCCGAGTTGCCGGTGCCATCCGAGTACAGACCAGCGGACAGTTGGTTGGTGAGTTGCGCCTCCGCAATCTCGACCCGGCCTTCCATCAGATCGATGATCTGTTCCTTGCCGGCGTTCTGGAGCATTTCCAGGCCGGACATGGAGACCGCAGCGGCATATTGCTTGAGGTCGTACTGAGCCGCAGAGACGGGACTGTTCGGCGTGATGTCGATGACATCGTAGCCAGAGTACGAACCCGCGTTCTGGGTGTTCGGGTCGTTGTACATGATCTCTTGCAAGATCACGTTACCGCCCGAGAAAGGCTTCACGTTGCCGCGCTCACGCAGGCGGAACAGAAGGGCGTTTTGAAGGGTGACGTTGTCCGCGAGCTTGCCGCTGCGGGACTGGATGGTCGTCGAGACAATGTCCGACAAGTTGGCAAAAGTGGGCATGAATTCGCTCCGTTAGCTGTGTTCTTCCCAGGCCGACTCAATCGCCGACCTGACCGAAGTTGCATTGCCACCGGACGAACCAGATGCAGGAGTGCTGCCCTTCACGCTAACAGCAGCCTTACGCTGTCTATCAACGAGAGCGGCCTTTTCCGCCTTTACCTGTACATTGCTAGTCTGTTTGGAGATCAGCAGCGACCGAATTTCTGGGTCGGCCCAGATGGCCTTCTCGTAGGCGTCTTGCAGGTCCTTGGCGAGTCCTTTTTCAAGGAGTACCGCCATCGCCGGCCTTACAGCCTCCAAGTGCTCGTGGGTCTCGGCAAACCGCTCGATTTCGCTGTTTAGCGACGCGTTCTGCTGCTCTTCCCAACGAGTCTGCTGCTGACGGAGCTTGTTCAACTCCTGCTGCATCTGCTGATATTCAGGCGGAACCGGGGGAAGCTGGACGACCTGTGAGAGGTCAATTCCGTAGTTTCTTGCCAGTTCCGAGAAATACCGTGCTTTCTCTTGAGGGTTACTATATCTCAATTTGGCGTCGGCATTCAAGAGATATTGAAATGCCTGAACCGGAGTGACGCCAAGTTGTTGAAAAGTCTGGGAAAAAGGCTTCGAAGCCTCTTCGTATTGCCGCCCAATATCTGCCGCCGACTTATAGTTTTGAATACCCAGTCGTGCATCGTTTTCCCGCTTGAGAATCTCGTCCTTCAAACTGTCCGGGATACTCGCCCACTGGGCTGCGGCTTCCTTGCGCCAGGTGGTCGGGGCCTTGCGCTCCACCGCCTGAACCTCGGGTTGGACCTGCTCCTTGACCTCCGTGGCCTTGACCTCGGGTTGAGGCTGCTCGGTCTCCTGCTTGGCAGCAAATCGCCCCTTCTCGTCACGAGAGCGGCCCTCGGCGGCCTTTTCCTCACCCTGCTCAGGCTCAGTGACAAGGCCCTCGCCTTGATCGACTTGAACGGGGTTCTCGGCGACTTCAGGACTCGGGGTGGTATCTGCTTTGTCGTATGCTGCAGAAAGAGCTTCACGAAGGTCAGACATGGTTTCCTCTCAACCTAAAACGCGGTGGCAGGCCTCGGCGAGGTCCTTCTTGATGTCGCCCAACTTCGGGCCTTCATAGGGTTTGGGGGTCTCGTTGCCGACCTCGACCAGTCCATGCCGCTTCAGGTGGTCACGGTGCTGGGAGCGCCCTTCGATGAACTCACCGGTCGCCATAGACCGATAGGGCTGGATGTCGGCGATGACGGCAGGCGCGCAGACCGCGCGGGTCATCTGCTGGCCGCAGTGGTGCGGCAGATCGTTGTAGTCCTTGACGGCTCGGAACACGTCTTCCGCATGGCCGCAGTGACAAACGGCGCGGTAGAGGGGCATTACTCGCTACCCTTCTCTTTGGCCTTGGCTGCCTTCTCGGCAACCTTGAGGCTGGCCTTGTCGTTCTCGGCGCGGTTGTTCACCTCTTGCTGCTGGATCTCGGCTGACACCTCGGCATTGGCCGCCTGAACTGCCGTGTCGTTCATCTTGACTTCGGCGTTCATGTTGGCGATCTGGATCTTGGTGGCCTCTTGCAGCTCGGTTTTCCATGCCTCGAACTGGATGCGCGCGGCCTCCATCTTCTCGGTGTGCTGCTGCTCCATCATCGTGAGCTGCGCTTCCATGAAGGCCTTGGCTTGCTCAGCCGCAGATTGGCCTTGGGCCTCCATCTGGCTCTTGGCGATCTCGGCCTGGGCCTTCTGAACTTCCGCTTGTGCCTTGACGGTCTCGGATTGGGCTTTGACCTGAGCCACTTGGGCGTTGATCTGGGCCGTCTGTGCGTCAGCCTGGGCCTTGATGACCTCAGGAGGCGGTGGAGCAGGCGGCTTGGGCTCGTTCAGCTTGGCCACAGCTTGGTCAAACGCCTCCTCGATCGGCTCGGCGGTCTTCCACGAGCGCACCGCGAACATGAGCATTTCACCCACGAGCGGCCCGATCTCCGGGACTGTCTGAGCCGCAGGAATGGCCTGCTGGAGGAACGCTGCCGCAGCCTTCAGGAACTCCATCCGGTCGTTGCGCTCGGACATCTCGTCCAGCTCAACCATAGAGTCAGCGGCGACTTCGATGCGGAAGTTGCGCAGCGGCTCCTGCTTGATGAGCGCCAGGGCCTGTTGCGCGTACTGCTTGTCATCCGTGTTCATGATCCCGGACATCGCAATGATGGTCTCGGGCCTGTACAGGTCGCAGATGATCTGGGCCTTGATGCGGATGATGTCCGAGGCGAATCGGGACACGTCCTTCTTCATGTCCTCCAGACGCATAGAGGCGAACTGGGCCTTGATCTGCTGGGCGCCAAGCGTCTCTTGGGCTTGGGATGCACCACGGAGGATGTCGCTGATGCCGGTGACCTCGTAGATCACCTGCTTGACCTGCTCGCGGGCCAGATAGAGCTTTTCCAGGCACATGGACACCTGGTCCAGAGGCACCCAGTCAATCATTCCCTTAAGCCCGCCCTTCTCGGCGAACATGGCCCAGTTGTCGACCGGGATCAGGGTGTTGTCGGTGCCCTCGGTGAAGATGCGCGGGATGGACTTTTCATCCCCGGCATAGACACCAACGACCTTGCAGGCCTTGACCAGCAGGCTGATGCGGTTGGTGATGAGGTCGAGTTCTCGAGCTTGGTCCTGGTACTGAACGTAGTCAGGGACAGGAACCAGGCTGTCGGTCGTGAGCGTGCTGTACAGGGGTTTCGGGCACGGGAAGAAGCCCTCCAGGCCCAGCGGATCATCACGTTCGTCCAGAACCTGCTGGAAGCCCTCCGCGACCCAAATCACCTTGGAGGTCGTCTTGTCCCAAATCTCCCAGACCTTCGCCTTCTTGAGGTTCTCGACCTGTGACTTGTACGGACCGTCGCGGTAGCTATCGAGGCCGATCGGCTGATGACTTAGCGGAACGTCCTTCCACTTGTCGCCGAATCGCTTCTCGCCCTCTTCCTTGGTCATGTAGACCCGGCGTGCTACCCAGGGCACCTCTTCCCATGTCCGAGCTGGACCGTTGCGGAAGTCCTCCCAGAAGACGTAATCCGTGGGCGCACATTCGTAGCCCTCGTGGTTCTCTTCTGTGGTGTCGTCCGTGACCTGAACGCCCTCGTCGGCCTCAGGAGGAACATCGGCCAGATGCGGCTCGAACCGCACCCATGCCACCCCACGACCCGGCAGCAAGCGGTCCAGAACCGCGTTGCGCATCGCCGAGTCGAAGTCGTTGTAGTAATCCAGTTCGTACTGGATGGCCCGTTGCAGCATCTGGCAGGCTGCACGAGCGATCGGATCACGGTCCTTGTAGCGGCGGGCTACGTAGGCCTTGGGGCGCTTTGAATAGACCGCTGGCTGGAGCGTGCGGACATTCGACCAGAGGATGTTGTACTTTTCCTCGCCGGACTTCGCGTCCCCGCGCTCGTCGCGGTAGCGTTTGACGATCTTGCGGCCCTTGGAGGACCACTTCTCGTCGGCTTTCTTGCCCAGCTCAAGCTGGAGCAGCCACTTAGCCGCGCCGGTCTGGTCGATCTCTTCCATTACCCCGCCACTTGATCCACAGCCGTGGGGAAGGTGAACGTGCCGGAGATTGGGCACAGGATGAAGCTGCCGCCAGCGGGAAGCTTGATGTCGAACGGAGAGCCGGAGACGTTGGTGAGCAGCAGGCCCAGCGCGTATTGGCTGGTCCACGTCGCCACGACCACACCGTTAGCGCAGGTGGCCGTCGAGTTGTTGACTCGCGCCTGAAGCGTGCAGGCAGAGGCCGCAATGACAGTCGTCGCGTTGGTGCACTGCGGACTGACCGTGATGACCGCCGCCCGTGTGTTGTCGTTAGCCTGATAGCTGGTCGAGACAGCCAGCGTGCGCGTGGTCGGGTAGCCGTAGGCAAATGCGGTGGGTGCCGGCGTCGTGACGTTCAGCGCCCCGCCAGAAACAGCCAGGCCGGTGCCGATGTTGATGTAGGACGGGGTGAGCGATCCGGTATTGAAGTACCAAAGGCCTTCAGTGGTCGGCGGCCACAGAATCTTGAGAGACGAGTAGCTCCCGTCCGGGCTCATCTGGGTGCCGATCGTGGCGTTGTTCTGCGCGTAGGCAGGCGCAAAGCACAGGGCGAACAGGAGCGCAAGAAGTCGTTTCATGGTCAGGAGTCCGTGGTGAACAGGGCCAGTTGAAGGTCCTGGACGGTCACAAACTCCGTACCGCCAGTCATGGTCTGCCAGAGCCCGAGGCGCATGGCAGTGGTATCGAAAGCGTCAGCGCCGTTGAGGGTGACGGCAGTGGGGAACACGCCCGTAG